AGTCCAACGACCCTCACCGCTATCGGATACGCCTCCAGAGAACTGTTTAAGTTGACCATCATTCCGTAGAACATCAGCGGTAAGGTCAAGTAACCAGCTACCAACAACGCTGCCACGACGCCATAGCTCAGCAACCTCAGCAACATCAATATCATAGCAATAGGATTCTGGGTCTGCCATTGGGGCAACCTCTGCATCTCCTTCTCTGACATACTGGGCACCTGCATTCGCGTTCTTGATGATGTTAAATCCTTCTGCGTATGCTTGCATTATACCATACTCAATGCCATTATGCACCATCTTCACAAAATGCCCAGCGCCTGGATCGCCACAATGCAACCAACCAAATTCAGCAGAAGTTACATCTGAGTTAAACTGAGTCCTGGAGGCAGCATTGATTCCTGGCGCAAGGGCATCAAATATTTTTGCACAAGTGGCGACTGCAGTATTTCCGCCACCAACCATAAGACAGTATCCACGATCCAGACCGTAAACACCACCACTAGTACCGCAATCAATATACTGGATGCCTTGTTTTGCAAGTCGTTCTGCTCTCTTCCGACTGTCCTTAAAATTGCTATTGCCATGATCAATAATAATATCTCCTTCACCACAATATCGTAGTAACTCATTAATCGTCTCCTCTACTGTTTCTGCAGGCACAACCATCTGAAAAATGCCTGGTCTATTTTGTCCTTTAACTACTTGAACAAGGCTTTGTATAGAAGTTGTAATACCATTAACATATCCGTTTTCGTATGCTTCCTGTGCTTTTTCATAATTCCTACGATAACCCCAAACTTCTATTCCTGCTTTCATCATACGACGGGACATTCCTTCGCCCATTCTACCCAATCCAATTAATCCTACTTTCATTTTTTACTCCTATTTTAATTTGAGTGGATAATCCCACTTAGTAATAAGTTCTGTTTTTTGCCAAGGTCCCCAAACACCCTCATTATAAAGATATGGCATTGTCATAATGCGGCAATGATCTCCAGTACATAAAAGATCATCAACAATTCTCCACGATTCTAATACCTCATCAGCATGAACAAAGTGGGATTGATCTTCATTGATTGCATCATAAAAAAGTTTTACATAACCATCAATTGCTTTTTCTACTGGATAATGATACTGAAGAATTGCTGATTCCACATTATCATTTAGTCCAGGAGATTTGATGTCAATACGCATATCCAAATGTGGATCTGGTTGCAATCTCATTACAATTCTGTCATTACATTCGTGACCATCAAATAACTGCTGTGGAGGTGATTTAAATTTAATCACAACCTCAACACAATTCACAGGCATTTTTTTACCTGTCATAAAGTGAAATGGAACTCCTTTCCATCTCCAGTTATCAATATAAAGATCACCAGCAACAAAAGTTGGAGTTTGAGAACCTGGAGTTACTCCTTCCTCATTTTTATATTCATCATATTGTCCAAGAACTACATTATCACCAAGTCTAGTTGCAGCAAGAACCTTAACTTTTTCTCTGCGAATTTCTTTAGCATCATTTTTACAAGGAGGTTCCATTGCAATCAATGCAAGCACCTGAAGCATATGATTTTGAAGCATATCTCTCACAGCACCAGCAGTATCATAATACTGGGCACGACCTTCACAACCAATCGTTTCAGTTGCAAAGATTTGAACTTCTTCTATAAAGTTCCTGTTCCAAAGTGGTTCCAATAATATATTGCTAAAGCGGGTGGCAAGGATATTATTAACAGTATCTTTGCCCAGATAATGGTCAATGCGATATACTTGTTTTTCGCGTAAATATCCAGCCACCACAGATTGTAAATGATTAGCAGATTGAATATCGGTGCCAAAAGGTTTTTCAATAATGACTCTAGATTTTTCTGCGCCATCTAATTTACCCGCCTCTTTTAGATTAGTAATTGCATCAACATATCTTTCTGGAGGAACTGATAGAAAATAAGTGGTGTCATCATAAAAATCTATCAGTTTTAAAGATTCTAAATCACTTAAGTCACAAGGAACATAATCAAGTCGTTTAATAAACTCTTGTGAATAACTACCTAAAATTTCAACCCAACTCTCCTTACTATGTTTAGTTCTAGAAGCACCAATAATTTTAAATCCTTTTGGTAAAAGATTTTTCTTGTGAAGAGAATAAAGTGCTGGTATGAGTTTCCTTTTACAAAGGTCACCAGTTGCCCCAAATATTACTATTGATTTCATTTATCTTTTCGGTCACTAATAACTGCTTCCCAATCCTTCTGAAAAAGTTCTAGACCCTTATCAGTCATAATGTTCTTATACATCGCCCAGAATACAATAGGGGGAATTGTAACTACATCTGCACCATAAAGAGCAGATTGTTCTACCTGTCTTACATCACGGAGAGATGCTGCAAGAATTTTGGTAGATGTTCCAGAGTAATCGAATGCCTTACGAATATTTTTGATGAGTTCAATTCCATCAATTGAATTGTCCATCCAACGACCAACGAAAGGTGAGATGAATGTTGCTCCTGCTTTGGAAGCAAGAATTGCTTGCGCTACTGAAAACACAAGGGTTACATTTGTTTTAATTCCTTTATCAGAAAGTGTCTTACAAACTTTAAGTCCCTCTACAGTACAAGGAACTTTAATAGTAATTGCTGGTGCAATTGCATAATAATGTTGTGCTTGTGAAAGCATTTCTTCTGCAGTATCTGCAACAACTTCTGCAGAAATACTTTCTAATTTTGAAAAAGAGTTTGATATTTCTTCAATAACTTCTTGAAGTTGTCTACCACTTTTAAGAATTAATGATGGATTTGTAGTGACACCATCTAACAATCCCGTATCATATACAGACTTAATTAATGAAACATCAGCAGTATCTAAAAAAATCTTCATGTAGTATCTCCTAGTGTGGGTAAGCGTTATTTAATGCCCAAATAATTAAAAATCCAATGACTCCAAAAATAGTCATTGCTGAATATGTGGTTTTATACATTGATAAATTACCTGAATGATTAAATGCTAATTTTAATCCATGGAAGTAGAGGTGGAATAACACCAACTAATCTCAAAAGTCCCTCAGCAAATAAAGCAAGAACCACCCAACCGACGCACATACTAATGATAGAAGCATTACGGTTGTGTCGTCGTATTGCTGCATCAATCATCTCCTGAACTTCAGAATGTGTAATGAACTCGTTGTGTTCGTGCATCATTTCTCGTCTCCAAGAAACTTTGCAAGGGGATCTCTTCTTGTTTTAACAATTTCAACTGCTCTTTTATAGAACATATTATTCATATTACCTGAGGATTCAAAAGTCTCCTTGATCTTCACCCAATTATCGTAGGTGTGCTGATCCATAAGTAATTTACATGGTATACTAATATATACTAGTTAAAGAAGTTTCAAAGTCAACCTTTTGTGTTCATTACATAACACTGTTGAAGAAATTGTTAAGATTGTAACTTATCTTAAAACGGAAAGGGTGGGATTCGAACCCACGGAGGCTTTCACCTCGGCAGTTTTCAAGACTGCTACCTTAAACCACTCGGTCACCTTTCCAAATTTAATATTATATATTATACTAATAATTAAAGGTTTTGTCAAGCAATGGACTTCGATCAATTTTTAGTGTCATTAGGTTATGAAGATAAAAATACAATTGTTACCCCATCAGAAAAATCTGGACCTATATTGAAATATATTATTAATGAAACTGATGTTTTTATATGTCCATATGTAATAGTATATGAAAACAAAAAAAGTTATTTAAATATAGAGTATGAATATAGTATGTACTATTACTCAGAAGAAAAAACCAAGGACAAAATTAAATCACTAATCAATACAATAAAATATCCAAACTCAGGAAAAGTATATGATGTTGGGTGGGACATAAGATGTCAAATAAACCCAAACCAATTTTCAAAAAAGGACAGATCCTACCTAGCAATTTCAACATTTAGAAAATGTAAACATTATCTTAATACGGGTGCTGGATTTTTCCATCCCGAACCAGGAGATATTGTGGGATCAAGACCTATTGGAATTAAATTGGATATGGGTTTCAATTTTGAATCGGAAAGACAAGGCACTCATCAAAGAAGCATCTTATCAAAAAAAGTATTTTCTTTTGGCGACATTAAAGATGATGGTATGCAGTATGCAATATATGGAGATGATTTAAAATTATCCCCTATCTAACATCAAAATCCAATTTACGAACTTTTCTTTTTCTTCTTGCTTCTTGCCACGCAATATCTTCAGTAGAAAAAACACTATCTTTCTGTCTTGTATTAATAACACTCACCATAACTACATTAGATAAATCTATTGCGGTTATGGTTTTATTATTTTTTATTGTAGACATATTGGAACAACCACAAGTAACAGTTTTACTATGATTTCCTTCAATTTCAATATTACATATTTTACATCTTATTTTTATATTTTCCATAGTTAACTCACATAATCGACTAGGCACTGAAGTTCTGGAATGACTTCTAATAAATTTTGATTTCTTATTTTATCTATTTTTTTAGTATCTTCTAAAAATTGTTTTATTTTATTTTTATCTGGAGGTTCTGGATTATCTAATTTTTCCAAAATTTGTGTAAAATGATCCACAATATCAACTGGGAAAGTATCAACAAAATCTAATATCTTTTGTTTAATTTCTTGCCTTTTCTCAATAGGATATAACTCCAAATTATATATACCATCACGCATATCACCTTCTGGAGACAATGAAAAATTACTAAAGTTGTATTCTATATTAATAAAATTAATATCAAGTAAATATGAGAGAATTTCAGGTATTCTATTCACATTAAAAATACTAACTACAATATTTGCAGAAATATTAAATCTTTCATTATCAACAAAAATATCAATAAGTTTTTTTATATTATTAGATAAATTATTCCATACGGTTCCATATCTAACGTATTCAGATCTTGTTCCTATTTCATCAATACTAATAGATACAAATAATTTACTTGGTTCCCATTTTGTCCAGTATTTTAATATATCAAAATTTTTATAATTTATTGTTGAAAAATTAGTATTGTATCTCAATTCTATTTGAGATTGCTTATTATTATCAATAAAATATTGCAGCATTTCATAGTGCTCATCCATTAATAAAACTTCTCCACCAGAGAATTCAATAAGTTTTAAATTTTCAATGTTATCATGATACATCTTTTTAAAATCAAAATAATTAGTGATATTTAAAATGGCAGTATCAGTATAATAATCACCTATATTATTAGATTTATTTTCAAAATTAATAGAACTACTAAGCTTCTGCCAACATGTTCTACATCTAAAATTACACTTATTACTTATTCTAAAGTCAAACCCCTGTATCTTTACTTCTTTTACAGATCCATCATCAAGTGTAATTGAATCAACTTCAGAAAAAGCACTTTGAAATTTTTGATTATAAAAATATTTTAACGTTTCAGTATCTGTTTGACTATTACAAATTTTACAAGATTCTGGTAATTCATCTTTGAACATATCCAGTCTCAATTGCTTCATTTTTTCACCATTCCAAACTTCATCTAAAGTTTGGAATTTTAAATTACCTAATTCAGTTGGATTACTACAACAAGGAACTACTGTAGAATCAGGAAGTATGTCCAAATAAACCCATGGAGCAATACATTTAGGTATTTTATTATTCATTTTAGACTTTATTTAATTATTAGTTATTTATTTTTTAATATATGGGAAATGTCGGATTCGAACCAACGACTTACTGCTTGTAAGGCAGCCACTCTACCGCTGAGTTAATCTCCCGCGTCCTCTGTCTAGGAATCGAACCTAGTTTCCATGTGCATTGTCTGCCTGTCCTTACCAATAGACTACCAGAGGTTGTGGTAGGCGTTGGGGACTTTACCTATGTCCCCACTCTTGACATTCACTCACCCACAGAATACTCGGGATGAGGAGCGGTTTTGGCACCTACGAACGGGGGTGATCAAGTCCCCGACCTAAGCGAACTTAGGATTTAGAGGAAGATCCGAACATTTCCAGACCTTCCAACTCCCCCACCTCGATTCGAACGAGGAACCTTAGAGTTAACAGCTCTCTGCTCTGCCGTTGAGCTATAGGGGAATAATTTGGAGAATAAATCTCCAAGCGTTTCAGGAGGGACTTGAACCCCCGACCAACTGCTTAGAAGGCAGATGCTCTATCCATCTGAGCTACTGAAACATTAATGGAAGAATATTCTTCCAAGTAGGACTGTAGAGAATTGAACTCCATTCACACCGTTATAAGCAGTGGGCCTTAACCAATAGGCGACAGTCCCTTATGGGAGGGTCTTATGGAAGAGTTGGAACCCCGCCTGCCCATGAGATTATTATAGATGGAGAGGGAGCATCTGTCAAGCCCCCTCTACCTATTTAATTTTTCAAACTTCTACCGTGATCAGTCGGTTAGCATACTCATGAGCATAAGATGTACGAGCACCATGAATGCCCCAACCAATCCAACTATACGCATAGTCCATGTAACGATCGATAGACTTACCAGGAGTTTTCATCCTGTCTTCAATTCGTTTCCATTGAACCTCAGTTGTTAGATAACCAAGTTGCGTTTGAAGTTCTGATGGAGAACCACCAAACTTCTTAGCAAAATCACCCAATCCATAATAACGATCGGCAGATGTCCATTGGATCAGACCATAACCACGACCGCAGTGATGGTACTGAGTTCTACTACCACCTTCACAAATATTAGGCACGAACATGGATTCCTGCTTAATATTGCCCAGGATAGTAGCAAGGGCGTTTCTGTCTTTAATTCCTTGATCTTGGAAATAATCCAAGGCAAGTTGTTCATGTTCTGAACACCCTTTACAAATTAGCCTTTTCTCTTTTGGCTTTTCGGGAGCAACCTCTTTGGTCGCTGTCGTAGTTTCAAACTCCTTAATAACAGAAAACGGCACTGGAGGTGTCGTCAGGGGAGGAAATACAGGCAGTGTTGCCACATTGGTTGTAACCGATGCCAGAAGGGGCAGGGCTACAGTAAAGAATTGTTGCATTAATTTTAATTGAACTCTACATCCGTATAGAAGGGGGGTACACCACCTCTCTCGAAGGGCACCTTCCAC